AAGGAATAGAGAAGAGGGATGCAATTAAAGGTAGATACGAGTTCCCTGAGTTACGTAGATTGGCCCTTGAACAATACGAGTATTGGAAACCTGAATCTGTAATTATTGAAGCAAAAGCATCAGGATTGCCACTGACATACGAGCTTAGAAGAATGGATATACCTGTAGTAAACTTTACTCCATCAAAAGGAAACGACAAGCATGCTCGTGTAAATGCGGTTGCACCTTTATTTGAAAGTGGTATGATATGGGCTCCTGAGCAAAAATTTGCTGAGGAAGTCATAGAAGAATGTGCGTCATTCCCATATGGCGATCATGATGATCTTGTGGACTCTACGACACAAGCAATTATGCGATTCAGGCAGGGCGGTCTGATCGGTCACCCTGAAGATTACGTAGACGAAAAGGCAGAAAAAATTAAAAGAGTATATTATTAATGATTAAGTTTGGAATGACAATAGCTGAAATGATTGCTCAATTAACAAGGGGTTTCATAAAAGCAACTGGTAGAAAACCAGATGGTCTTGAAAAAATAAAAATTCAACAAGAAGCAGTTAATAAATTTAAAGAACAACAAAAAGTTGTTGACATGGAGGGTAAAGTTCTTGACCCAGATAAAGTTATAATGGGTGGCACACAAGAAGGAAATGCTCTTAAATCAGGAATCATGAAAGCAACAAATATTAAACCAAGAGCTGTCCCCGAAAGTTTTCAAAAACAAATAGAACAAAAATATGGAATTACATTACAAGGTGACGAAACAGTAGATGAAATTAAAAAAATTATTGAGAACCTACCAACAGATAAAAAAGCAGATGGCGGTCGTATCGGTTTCAAAGGTGGAGCTGATATGGGAACTGTTGATGCAAAAGACAGTAAAGGAAATGTTACAAGAGCAGCTACTGCTAAAAGTGTGACTGTTTCACCAAGTGGTAGTGTTACAACAAGCAGAACTAAAGATCCAGATCCTGTGGATGATAGATCAACATTTAAACAAACTATTAATCAAAAAAATATTGTAAACAGATCTAAAGAACCAAAAACATCATTTTTTAATAAAGCATACAATACTGGTCAAGAACTTAATTATCTTAGAAATTTAATAATGGGTAATTTTCCGGGTTTGGGTAAACAATTGTTACTTGATTTAGGAAAAAGAAAATTTTTAGATAGTAGAACAATGTTAGATCCACAAGGTATAATAAATGGTTTACCAACAAATGAATTTGCAGAATTAACTGATTTACAAAAAAAAATGTTAGAAGGACCTCAAAAAAATTTAAAAGATATAATGGGTATTTCTAATGAAGAGATATTAAAAAATATAGAAAAATTTAATAATCCTGATTCTCCGGCAACCATTAAAGATATAGAAGAATTTTATCAACAAGCAAAAGAAGGTGGTCGTATCGGTTTTAAAAAAGGTAGTATGGACAGAAGAACGTTTATGAAAATTATGGGTGGCCTTGCAACGTTACCTGTTGTTGGCAGATTTTTTAGAGGCGCAGAAAAAGCAGCACCTATTGCAGAAAAAGCAGTAGAAACTGTTCAAGCTGCTCCCAATTATTTTTTTGAACTTTTAGCAAAAATAAAAGCGTTTGGAGATGATATTACAGGAAGTGCAGAAAGAATAAATGCTAAAAAATATAAAAACTATACTTTAGAAGAAGATATGGTAACTGGTGATGTGACTATTAAAAAAACAAAAGAAGGTGTTGTTGGAGATGCTGAGGGAGTCATGCAAGAAGAATTTATGATTCTTAAAAAAGGTAATATGGATGAAACTACAAAAGGTAGGGTCCCTCCAGATGAATACGAAGAGCTAACTATTAGACCAGACGGAGAAGGCAAAATGAAAGATGTAGAAGATGGTCTTGATAGTGTGGAAGAAATTATTGAAGAAGTTTCTAAAAAATCTGTGCCTATTAAAAAAGCTGCCGGTGGTTTAGCTTACATGTTAGGAGAATAATGGAATTAAAAAAATTTAACGACATGCAGAATTATCTTGTCGAAAATATAGGTAATTCAAAAGGAGCGTTTCGTGCTTTTGTAAAACAAGATAGAGATGCAGAAAGATTAGAATTTAACAGAGGCGGTATTGCAGATGAGTTAAAAAAATTTGTTAGAGATTTTATATCTAAAAACGGAAGAATACCTACTCAAAATGAAATAATAAAAGGCACTGGCAGAGCATCTAAAACAATTAAGTCTTATCTAACTGAAGGAACTGATTACGCAAAACCTTTGACAAAGTTAGAAGCTGCTAGACTAGGTGGTAAAAAACCTACAGGTGTTACAGGTATTAGTGAAGATATTCTTAGAGAGTTTAAAAATTTAAAAACAAAAGGTGTCTCAGTTGCTGTTGAGACATCGCCAGCGGGCAGTAAAGTATTTAGAGTTAGGTTTGATAAAAAATTAAATGTGCGAGACATATCTTTGCCAGCTACCATGGATAATTTAAATAAAATAAAAGCTGATGTTGATAGAGTAGTAAGTAGTTCAGAGTACAGAGAAAAAATAAAACCTTTTAGAACAGAAGAAGAGACAAGACAATTTAAAAGAGACAAAGCTGCGATCTACAGAAAACAAGATCCATATCGTATTTATGAAAATTTAAGCAAATATAAAACTAAAAAATATCCTAAGTTGTCAAAAGATTTAGTTATTCATCACAGTCAACCTAAATTTAGAGGACAGGCATTAAGTAGATTTTCTTTAATACCTGCATCTATAAATAGATCTGAGCCAATGATGAAGATAGAGGCTGCACGTAATGCTATTATAACTAACAGAGATAATTTATTAAAAAACCCTGACTTAACTTTAGCACAAAGAAAAAGAATTATAGACGAGACTAATGCTAAACAAATGAGATTAAAAAATAGGATTGAGGGTCCATTAAAAGGTCTTGTAGATTTTGAATTAGCAGAGTTAGATGCGGAAGGAAACGTAACGACTAAATCAAAAGGTTTTGATGTTAGAAAAGGCATGAGCTTTGCAGATGAGTTAGGTGATTTAGATTTATCTAAAATAACAAAAGAACAAGCCGATGAATTACTAGCGTTAGGTAAAAAGAATATAGATCTTCAAGCTTTATCAAAAACAAAAGGTGTAACCTTTGCATCACAATTAAATGCAAGAGTGCCTTTGTTACAAAATCTTTTAGATATGGCCAAAACCATACCAGATGATATAATGAAAAAAAATTATTTAAAGGCGGGTGGAAAAATTTTAGGTTTAGGTTTTGCACCTTTTATTGTTACTGATACGTATAGTAAGTACGAAGAAGGTGCACCAATACTTGAGGCACTAGAGTATGGGTTTTTTAATACAGAACTTTCTCGTGAAATAAAAAAATTCGCAGCTCTCACACCAGAAGAAAGAGAAGCAAGAAGCGTTGTTAAACAAGCAGAAAGAGATGAGATACTTGCTACTAAAGACTTTGCTAGATTAGACAGTGACTTTGCTCAACCTAGAATAAATACAGACTTAACTTTAGAAGATGCAAAAGAAATTTTTGAAAAAGGCAAAGAAAGAGTTAAAGATAAAGAAGCTAAAAGAAATTTAGAAAGAGCAACAAAAAGATCTAATTTTAAACAAATGATTATGGATAAATTATTTCCTGATCCTACGCAACAAATAGAGCTTGCAGGTGGCGGAATAGCTAAACAAGCCGGCGTAGAAGAAGGTCCAGCACCAGAGGCAGGGCCTACACCAGATGGGTTGCCTATTGATTATAATAATGTTAAGAAGATAAAGGAGTAGTAAATGGCAGAAATAGATAAAGGACTCCCTAGTAACACTCGTACGGAGGTTTCAATACCTTCTGAAGAACAAGTTGAAGTCCAAGAAGAAATTGTAGAAAAAGGTCCCGTAGAAGTTATACCGGAAGAGGATGGTGGTGTAACTTTAGACTTTGAACCGGGTGCTATAAATATACCTGGAACAGAAGATCATTTTGATAATTTAGCAGATATTTTACCTGACGATGTTTTAGAGCCAATAGGTAACGATATGGTTCAAAACTACATGGATTACAAAGCATCTAGAAAAGATTGGGAACAATCTTATACGCAAGGTTTAGATTTATTAGGATTTAAATACGAAAATAGAACAGAACCATTTCAAGGCGCATCTGGTGCAACACACCCAGTAATGGCAGAAGCTGTTACACAATTTCAAGCGCAAGCTTATAAAGAATTATTGCCAGCAGATGGACCAGTGAGAACACAAGTTATTGGTGTTAAAAATCCACAAACAGAAATGCAAGCTCAACGTGTCAAAGATTACATGAATTATTTAATTATGGATGAAATGAAAGAGTATGAATCAGAGTTTGATTCTATGTTATTTCATTTACCACTTGCAGGTTCTACATTTAAAAAAGTTTACTATGATGTTCCCATGGCTAGAGTTGTATCTAAATTTGTCCCTGCAGATGAATTGGTTGTTCCGTATACAGCGAATAGTTTGGATGATGCAGAGTCTGTCATACACGTTGTTAAAATGTCAGAGAACGAATTAAGAAAACAACAAGTTAATGGATTTTACAGAGACGTAGAATTATCACCACCAGGCACTGTAGAAAAAAATGATGTTGAAAAAAAAGAACGAGAATTAGATGGCACTAAAAAAGTTGGTAAACAAGAGTCCGTATATACTTTACTTGAGTGTCATGTAAATTTAGACTTAGAAGGTTTTGAAGAGGTTGATGGAGAAAATCAACCTACAGGAATAAAATTACCCTACATAGTAACTGTAGAAGAAGGTAGCCGATTAGTTCTCTCTATACGGAGAAACTATGCGCCCAATGATCTAAAGAAAAATAAGATCCAATACTTTGTCCATTTCAAATTTCTGCCAGGACTTGGATTTTATGGCTTTGGACTCATTCATATGATTGGCGGACTGAGCCGTACGGCAACGGCGGCTCTCCGTCAATTATTAGACGCAGGTACATTATCAAATTTACCAGCAGGTTTTAAACAAAGAGGTGTTAGAGTTAGAGACGAGGCAGCTCCAATACAACCTGGTGAGTTTAAAGATGTAGATGCTCCAGGTGGTAATTTAAGAGATGCATTCTTTCCTTTACCATACAAGGAACCATCACAAACATTATTAAATTTGTTAGGCATAGTTGTACAAGCAGGTCAAAGATTTGCAGCCATAGCTGATATGCAAGTTGGAGATGGTAATCAGGGTGCTGCTGTAGGAACTACGATTGCATTATTAGAACGTGGTTCAAGAGTCATGAGTGCGATACACAAAAGATGTTATGCAGCTATGAAGGATGAATTTAAACTATTAGCGAAAGCAGTGTCACAATACTTACCACCTGAGTATCCATACGACGTTGTTGGTGGACAAAGAAATATTAAACAAACAGATTTTGATGACAGGATAGATGTTATACCAGTTGCAGATCCAAACATATTTTCTATGTCACAAAGAATTACACTTGCACAAACGCAATTACAAATAGCTACATCAAATCCACAACTACATAATATGTATCAAATATACAGAAACATGTACGAAGCAATTGGTGTTAAGAATGTGGACGCAGTTTTACCACCACCCGCACCAAACGCACCGATGGACCCAAGTATGGAGCATATAAATGCTTTAGGTGGTAAACCATTTCAAGCTTTTCCTGGTCAAGATCACAGAGCGCATATAACTGCGCACTTAAATTTTATGTCAACCAACATGGTTAGAAATAACCCTGCTGTTATGGCAGCGATACAAAAAAATATTCTTGAACACATATCGATTATGGCTCAAGAACAGGTGCAATTAGAATTTAGAGAGCAAATGATGCAGATGCAACAGATGCAAATGCAGGCTGTAATGGACCCGACGGTGCAACAGCAATTACAATCTTTAACAAACGAGATTGAATCTAGAAAATCTGTGTTAATTGCAGAGATGACAGAGGAATTTATGAAGGAAGAAAAGAAAATTACTTCACAATTTGACTCTGATCCACTTTTAAAATTAAAATCTAGAGAAGTTGATCTACGTGCGATGGAAAACGAGCGTAAAAAAGAGAATGACCAAGCACAAATTGACCTTGGTAGAGCTAGATTGATGCAACAAGGTGAAATTGCAGAGGATAAAATGGAGCAAAATGAAGATTTAGCTAAATTAAGAGCGGGTGTAAGCCTTGCAAAGACTGGAATTGACCAAGCAAAAGTCATGATAGAGGATTAATTATGCCATTAAATGAAAAAGGTAAAAAAATTATGAAATCTATGAAGAAACAGTATGGTAAAAAGAAGGGTGAGACTGTTTTCTATGCATCTAAGAATAAAGGTGTTATAAAAGGTGTGGAAAAAACTAAAAAAAGGAGCAAATAGTTATGATGAACTATAAAAAACAAAAAATGGTTAGCGTTCCTGAGCCGAAACTAGCAAAAGATCCTAGATCTGCTACAGTTTCTAACGGTGCTGTCAATTATATTGTTCAACCTGAAAAGGTTGCAGTAAGAGGCACTAAAAGAATGCTACCTGAAAAGAAAAAAACAGCTAGCGTGGTATAATTATGTGGTTTAGCGCATTAAAGTTAGGCTTAAACGCAGCAACGCACATCTATAAGAAAAAACAAGAGACAAAGATGGCGATGGCTGATGCACAGCACATGCATGCCTCTAAGATGGCCAGAGGTGAGAGCGAATACCAAGGAAAATTATTAGAAGCAAGACAATCGGACTGGAAAGACGAATTCGTTTTGCTCGTGCTAACGGCGCCAATTTTGGTAATCGCCTGGGGGGTCTTCTCGGACGATCCGGGTGCAGCAGAAAAAATAAAAATGTTCTTTGAGCAGTTCCAGCAGCTGCCGACCTGGTTCACAAATTTGTGGATCCTTGTCGTCGCGAGTATTTATGGTATAAAGGGAACACAAATATTTAGGAATGGTAAAAAATAATGTCAAGTAAATTTGTAGGATATGGTGTTAAAGCTATTAAGAACTTTCTTAAAGGTGGTAAACAAAAAACCACTGGTAAAGAGGTTGTCAATCCTTTTAAATTTAAACCTGCTAAATCTAAATTAGAAAAGTCAGTTAAAAATTTACAAATAGCAACAGCAAAAGAATCTGGAAAAATAAAAAAATATATTCAAAAAATGGAAAGTGATATAGAACCATTTAGAAGAAAATTAAGACAAACAACTCAAAAAGTTGGCGGGTTAAAAGTTACCGAGTCCGGCTTCAATAAGGGAAAGGACCTAAAAAAATGAGAAAAAAATTTGAAAGTGGAAGTAAGTTTACAACTAGAAAAAAGAAAAAGTTTGATCTAGCTGACTTACCTTCTTTACAAAAGAAAAAAGAAGGAAGTAAGTTTACAACTAGAAAAAAGAAAAAAATTGATATTGGAAAAATTGCAGCTGATGCTATGAAAAAAGGTAACGCAAGTAAATTTATAACTAAAAAATCACCAGAACAAATTAGAGACCGAGAAAAAATGAGAAGAACACCTAAGATGGGTGGTGGAATGATGATGGGTCGTAGATTTGGAATGAAAAAAGGTTCATTTCCAGATTTAAACAAAGATGGTAAAATTACAAAAGCTGATATCTTAATAGGTAGAGGTGTAATTAAGAAAAAGAAAAAATAATGGCTGGAAAAGGTTTATACGCAAATATACACGCTAAAAGAAAACGAGGCGAAAAAATGCGAAAAAAAGGTGCAAAGGGTGCACCAACTGCAGCTAACTTTGCGAGAGCGAAACAAACAGCGAGGAAAAAATAATGGCAAGAGCACCAAAACACAGCAAAAGAATGAAAGAAAATTTACAAAGAGCTAGATATAATCGTGCAATGAAAGCAAAAAGAATGGAGAGAGAAGAAAAATTTGATAAACTGCCAGATTCACAAAAAAAAGCAAGAGGCATAGCAAGAGGTAAAAAATAATGACAAAACTTTGTCCAAGAGGTAAAGCCGCAGCGAAACGAAAATTTAAAGTGTATCCATCAGCGTATGCTAATGCCTACGCTTCTAAAATTTGTGCTGGTAAGATTAAAGATCCATCTGGTGTAAAAAGAAAAGATTTTAGAGGTAGCAAAGCTGAAGGTGGATTAATGGAGGCTACTCAAAGATTAAGAAGACAAGGGTTATTAAGAGGTGGAGTTGCTAGAGGCTGTGGAAGAATTTTAAAAGATAGAAAAAAAGTTACAAAGAGATTTTAATGTCATGGCAAAAAATGGTCTTGATAAATGGTTTGCTCAAAAGTGGGTAGACATAGGAAGTAAAAAGAAAGATGGTTCTTTTTCAAAGTGTGGAAGATCAAAACAAAAGAAAGACGCAAAACGTAAATATCCAAAATGTGTCCCACTAGCTAAAGCTAGACGTATGACGGAGGGACAAAGAAGATCGGCAGTTTCTAGAAAAAGAGCGGTAGCTCAAGGTGTTGGTGGTAAACCAACAAACGTTAAAACATTTACAAAAAGAAAACAAGCTATGATGGGTGGATTTATGGCTAGAAGAATGGGTATGAGATAATGAGAAGACAAGATAAAATGCCCAAAAGAAATAAAAAGAATTTTCGTCCAACGGAAAAAGGTGCAGGCATGACAAGAGCCGGAGTGGCTGCATATCGAAGAGCTAATCCCGGCTCCAAACTAAAAACAGCGGTCACTGGCAAAGTCAAACCAGGATCTAAAGCTGCGAAGAGACGTAAATCTTTCTGTGCAAGATCACTTGGACAAATGAAAAAGTTTCCTAAAGCTGCTAAAGATCCTAATTCAAGACTAAGACAGGCCCGTAGAAGATGGAAATGTTAAAGGAGAAAATATGCCATTAAGAATAGTAAGTCCAATGAGTGAAAGAGAACGAGCTTCTGTCAAAGACAAGAAAAAAGGCAGAACAAAAAAAATGGGTGGCGGTATGATGATGCAAAGACCTGGAATGAAAAAAGGTTCTATACCACCACAACTTAAAAAATATGTCATGGCTAAAAAGAAAAAAGCAGCAAAGAAAAAATAATGAAAAAAGCAAAAGCAAAAATAAAGAAAGTAATGAAAGGTTTGCAAAAAGCATCTAAGACACATGCTGCGCAAGCTAAAACATTAAAAGGAGTTATAGGTGGCGGATCCAAAAGTAGGAACGGGAAAAAAGCCTAAAGGCTCTGGTCGAAGACTTTATACGGATGAGAATCCTAGAGATACTGTCCGTATAAAATTCGCAACCCCAGCAGATGCGAGAGCAACTGTTGCAAAAGTAAAACGTATTAGCAAACCTTTTGCTAGAAAAATACAAATCTTAACTGTTGGAGAACAGCGTGCCAAAGTTATGGGTAAAAGCAAAGTCGCTGCAATTTTTAAGAAAGGTAAAAATGCAATTAGAAACAGTAATAAATCGACTGCTTAAATTTTTAAGAACTAGAATAGATTCTTTGTCAATGTCAGTAACGTCCGGTGGTGTTGACAACATGGAAAATTATAAGTATATAATAGGACAAATAAATGCCTATGAGGCAACACTACAGGAACTCTCTAACCTGCTAGAAGATAAGGAGCAAAAAAATGAAGGAACAGTCATCAATATTAACGCCAAACAATAAACTTGTTGGCGTAGAACCTACAAAAGAATCACCAAAGCTTCCAAAACCAACTGGTTGGAGATTATTAGTTTTACCTTTTAAAATGAAAGAAAAAACTAAGGGTGGATTAGTATTAGCTGAAACTACTTTAGAAAAACAACAAGTCGCGTCTCAAGTGGGTTTAGTTATGGCTATGGGTCCACAATGTTATCAGGATAAAGAGAGATATCCAGAAGGCCCGTGGTGCAAGGAGAAAGATTGGGTTATGTTTGCACGTTATGCAGGCAGCCGAATAAAAATAGATGGTGGAGAGATGCGTCTGCTAAACGACGATGAAGTGTTAGCAACAATTGATAGTCCAGAGGACATCTTGCATGAGTTTTAACATAGGAAGGAGTTACTATGCCAGAGGAAGATAAAAAAATGGTACCACTCGATACATCAGGACCTGATCAAGAAGTGGATATCGAAGAGACAAAAGACGAGGCTGTTGTAGAAACAGAAACGCCGAAACAAGAAACAGTAGAACAAGAACCAGTACAACAAGAAACAAAAGAAGATGATGGTAAACTAGAAGAATACAGTAAAGGCGTACAAGCTCGTATTGCGAAATTAACTCGTAAGATGAGAGAAGCAGAGAGAAGAGAGCAAGCTGCTCTTGATTATGCTAAAGGTGTAGAGGAATCTAGATTAAAATTAGAAAAAAAGTTTGAAAAAACTGATTCTGATTATATTAAAAAATTTGAGTCTACTGTTTCATCAGGAATGGAAGCAGCACAAAAAGAATTAGCTGCAGCTATTGAAGCTGGCGATGCAAAAGCTCAAGTTGAGGCAAACAAAAGAATTGCAACACTCGCATTTGAGACTGCAAAACTAGAGCAAGCCAAAGAGGGAAGAGAAACAAAACAGGCTGAGAAACCTGTTCAAACTTTATCTCAAGCAAATAATTTTAACGCTCGTCAAACTGAC